ATGGAGAGCATGGAAATCCTGATGGGCGCTAACGCAATCGCAACGCAGCTAGGCATTACGCGGCGCCAGACCTACAAACTCATTTACGCGGGCGAAATTCCCACGTTCAAGCTCGGCGGCACGGTCGCAGCCCGCAAGTCGGTTTTGGCCAAGTGGCTGGATGAGAAGGCGGCGGCGTAATGGATGAGATCGAGCACAGAGAAGTGCGACCACGCGACCTGTCTATGCTCGGCATCGCTCCGGAGCGGAGGCGTGATCTTACCCCGCTCATGGATCATGTCCCGAAACATGATGACGAATTTGGCACGCTTGAGCTTATGCAATCTTCACGGCCTTTGCCGGTATTCTTTGAACTAATCGAAAACACGATACCTGAATTCGGCGTTGGCTTCATCGGCGGGGCATCGGGCGCGCTCAAGACTTTTGGCATTCTCGACTGGCTCGCGAGCATATCGATAGGCGAGAGCATCGCAGGTCGGGAAGTCATGCGAGAGGGCGGCGTCGTCTACATCGCGTTCGAGGGGAAAGACACCATTGACGCTCGTCACCGTGGCATTTGCATCGACCGGGACGGCGCAATGGACGGTGCTCCGTTTTATGTGGTTCGAGACGCCAATCCGGTTCAAGAAGATCAAGATTATATGCGGCTAGAGGCGTCTCTCGTGCGCTGGAATGCTCACATGCTGGAGGCGCACGGAAAGCCCCTCACGTGCGTTGCTATCGACACAGTTGTTGCTGCGGAAATGATCCCGCCTGAGAAGGAGAACGACCCGGCATGGTGGCAGCGCGTCTTTAACCTGCTTAAGCCCATCGCGGAGCGGCTCAAGATCGTGATTATGCTTTCTCACCATGCGGGCAAGGACGCGGAGAAGGGCCTGCGCGGATCGTCTGCAAATCATGCTGCGGCTGATTTCGTCGTCGTCTTTGAGACCGACAGGGACCCCATTACGGGCGAGGTCAAAAGCCGATGGGTGCACCTGCGAAAGACGCGTTACGGCGGCGGAGAAGGTCCAATTGCGAAGATTGAGCCAGAGGAGGTTGTCGTTGGCAAGAAGGCGAATGGCAAGGACATGACAACTCTTGTCATGCGGTACGACACAGAAGCCAAGCGCGGAAAGCCTGGCAAGAGCAAGGACAGGGGCGATGATGCGACTGTGAAGGGCGCGCAGCAAAAGCTGATCCTTGAACTCGTGGCTAGGCTTGTGGCGAAGGGCGGCGAGGACGTTGACACTATTCTTGAGCAAGTCGGGCGCGGGCTGGTTCGCGATACGTTCGTGAGTAATTGGCTTGCAGTGCATCCTGATACAACAAAGGACACGGCGGGCGCCAACTTTCGGCAGCGGGTTAAAGAACTGTTGGACGATGGAAGGCTGATGCAAACCGGTGCTCCGCAACAGCTTTATCTTCCGAGATATTAGACCGTACGTACGACGAAATACGCCCATACGTACGGCATACGGGACATTAATTTGAAAGCGTACGTACGTATGCGCCCCCTTTAGGGGGCATACGGTACATACGTTTGAGAATGTCTGGAAACTGATCTGGAAATGAATATTAGAAAGGAGACATGCGATGGCTGCCTACCCATACAATACGGCGCGGTGGCAACGGCTGCGAATAGCCAAGCTAAATGAGTGTCCGATCTGTGAAGCGTGCCAGAGACGTGGCGTGATCGTTGGCGCGGATGCTGTGGATCATATTGTTGCTATCAGCGCAGGGGGAGCAGCGTTCCCTTCAACGGATGGGCTCAAGTCCTTGTGCTATCCCTGTCACAACTCGAAGACCGGGCGCGTGGACCGTGGCAATCGTGGGCTCAAGCGCGGGTTAAAAGGATGTGACTTGCAAGGCAATCCGCTCGATCCTGATGGATGGGAGCCAAGTAGCCCCGCAGTGGGGCGGGAAGTCGCGCCGGCAGGCGCAGAGGATGTCTGGTTCTAGTCTGGCTACAGTCTAAACGCCTTCGGCGTAGCTTCCCGCCCTATCATGTTGAGAGTGAACAGGGCCAAGCACCAAAACACGCATAGACGAGCGTACAGCGCGTTTGTGATGCACGGATGAGCGATGAGCCATCCTGAGTGCTGGAGCGCGTGTGCGGCCGTCTGTGCCCCTTTCTAAGGGGTGGGGGCGGTTTGGAAGCTCGAAACGGAGGCGCAAGGACCGACGGGGAACCCTCGCGCATACATAATTTCAAATTTTGTGATGCATCGGAGGAATTCGATCAAATAAATTGATAAAGGAGAATGAAATGGGACTACGGGGACCTGGTGCGAAGAGACGCCAAACGACTGACATAATGAGCGGCAAGGCCCGGCGAACGGTCCTGCCCTGGGAGGTGCCCGGCTTAACCCGGTTGGAGCGCGTAATTGCGTTCATGAATGACCTTCCAATCACCCAGGGTAAGTTAGCCGGAACTAAAATGCGACTTCGGCAATGGCAGATTGATGAGTTTCTAGCTCCTGTCTATGCGACGGACGAAACCGGGCACAGGCGCGTGCGCACGGCTGTGCTCAGCATGGGTCGCAAGAATGGCAAGACCGGTCTGTCTGCTGGCTTGGCGCTCTGCCATCTTGTCGGACCAGAAGCTGAAGACCGTGGCGAAATATATTTTTGTGCCATCGACAAGGCTCAAGCAGCGAAAGCGTGGGAAGAGTGCAAAGCCATCTTGGAGCAGCATGACGAGCTAGGCGAGCGGGTGAACATCATCCGATTTAGCAAGGAAATTCAGGTGCTTGAAGGCGCCGGTAAAGGCTCGGTCCTGAAGGCATTGTCAGCCGACGCGGATTCAAAGCTGGGCCTGTCGCCTTCGTTCGTTCTCTGCGATGAAGCCGGATATTGGCCTAAGCGCGATCTGTTCGATGCGATGGACTCCGCCCTTGGAGCGCGTGACGAGCCGTTGATTGTAGCTATTTCGACCCAGGCCAAAGACGATACGCACTTCTTTTCGGAGGCAGTCGACTATGGCCTGAAAATCAAGGCTGGCGAGATTGAGGACACGTCTTTTCATTTGGCGTTTTTCACGGCACCGGAAAAGGCAGATCCCTGGTCCCCTGAGACATGGGCGCTCTCGAACCCTGCGATGGGGGACTTTAACAGCCTTGAGCAGATAGAGCGCATGGCTACGCAAGCAAAGCGCATCCCGTCGAAGGAAGCGGATTTCAGGAATAAAATCCTAAATCAGCGCGTTGATGGGACAGTGCGCTTTATCGCGAAACGGGAATGGGATGACAACAACAAGGGCGAGGTTGACCCGGAGACGCTCAAAGGGCGTGATTGCTATGCTGGCCTTGATCTGTCGGCGGCACGCGACTTGACCGCGTTCGTGCTAGTCTTCCCCATGGAGGATGGCTCGTTTGAAGTGCTGCCGCGCTTCTTTCTGCCGGAGTTCGAAATCGCAGGCAAAAGCGAGAATGATCGTGTCCCGTATGATCTTTGGGCCAAGCAGGAGTCGGCACGGCTCACGCTGTTGCCAGGCAAGGTGATCGATCCTGCTCTAGTCGCGGAATATATCGCCGACGCGGCCACGGAATACAACATATTAGGCATTGCTTATGACCGTTGGCGTATCGAGGACTTGAAGCGAGAACTCGAAAAGCTATCCGTTGAGCTTCCACTCGTAGCCGTTGGACAGGGGTTCAAGGACTTCGCTCCTGCGGTCGATACGCTGGAGCGGCTCGTGGCTGATGAGAAGGTAAATCACGCTGGCAATCCCATTTTGGCGATGTGTGCGGCTAATGCTGTCGTGACGAAAGACCCGGCGGGTAACCGTAAATTAGATAAAGCTAAAGCATCGGGCCGTATCGATGGCCTCGTGGCTTTGGCTATGGCTTTGTCCACCGCGGAGCGGAAAGAGGAAGAGGCATGGCCGGCTTGCTTCTTGGAATTCCTTGATTGATGAGGCAGAAAAAGCCGTTAGTTTTCAGTGCTTTACGGTTTTCCATTTTTTTTGCGTTGATGAATGAGGCATTACGGTTAGTTCCTCGATTGTGAAGCAGGACCGATCTGCCTCACAGGTCCATGATTGTTTAGCAGTGAGGCCGTTTCCCCTTTCTAGGTCTCACTGCCCTTTTCCCGCCCGCGTCCGGGCTTCCTCTACAGCGCCAATGCTGTCCGCCCGCGTCTGGGCTCTTTTCTTTGTCGGGTAGCCGATCACCGCGCCTGTGAGCGCATTTCCCAAAAAATCTGAATTATAAGGAGGATTTAGCATTGGCTAAACCTACCACGGCGCGTTTTGGCGCGTTCGCTGTAATGCTCGGCACGGGTTCGCCGACTATCATTTATACCGCGCCCTGCGGATTTACCTCCAAGAGCCTGGCGCTCAGCAAAGAGCTGTCGGAAGTAGTTATCCCAGATTGCGATGCTCCTGATGCCGCAAGCTGGGTTGGCCGCGACGTAACGAGCCTTAGCGCTTCCGTAAACGGTGAGGGCGTCCTGGCTGAGGAGTCCGTCGATGCTTGGCTTGCTGCCTTCAACGGCACGGAGCCGACTCCGGTCAAGATCGTGCTTACGCTCAAAACAGAGCGCATTGAATGGGTTGGCACGATGCACGTTGCAAACCTTTCGATTGAGGCCGAAACGGGCGGCCGCGTCAATCTGAACGTTGAACTTCAGAGCGATGGCGAACTTGTGCAATCGATTGTACCGATCCCATGACAACGAAGCAACTCTACAGGATGATCAAAGATATTGAAAAAAGTATTGCAAGCCTGCCACTGGATAGACTGGAATTGAATATGAACGCGCTGGAACAAGCCCGCGCTCTGTTTCAGGCCAGACCTATTGAACGGCAATCTGAGGCTGTCGTGGCCTATGCTGTAAGCAAGTCCTGATCCAAAATCCAAACGAAACCTAATGCCCCTCAGAGGGGCGGGAAGTCCGCAGCCGCAGGCTGCTTAGACTGATCCCAGAACATGAAAGGAACATACATGACTAACATTGCTCACCTTCAGGAAAAGCGCGCTGCTAAGCTTGAAGAACTCCGCTCGGCCCAGAACGACGATGCTCGTTTTACTGCCGTTGAAAAGGAAATTGCTTCTATCGATGGTGAAATTCGCCGGGCACAGAAGCTCGACGCCCTGGACAAAGCCGCTGTTGCGCCTGCTGATACTTCCAAGGATCGTGAACTCCGCAACTATTCGCTGGCCAAGGCCGTCCGTGAAGGCGTCGACAAGCTTTCTGGTCTTGAGCGCGAAATGCACGATGAGCTTGCCCGCGAAGCTCGCAATGCGCCGCAGGGCATCATTGTCCCAACTTCTGTAATATTTGGCGAACAGCGCGCAATGCTCACGACCGGCTCCGCTGGAAACACTGTGGCAACCTCCATGGGCGCGCTTGTAGACAGGCTTAAGCCGGTGCTGAAGGTTCAGGGCATGGGCGCTAGTGTTATCTCTGGTCTGTCTGGTAACCTGGATCTTCCGAAGCTGACGAGCGGCCCGACTTCCTCGTGGGTAGCTGAAGACGGCTCCAGCACGGCATCGGACGCTACCTTCGATAAGGTTTCTCTGAAGCCCAAGACTGTCACTGGCGAAATGTACCTGTCCAGGCGCCTGACGCTCCAGAACGGCGTTGCGCTTGAAAGCGTTCTCCGTAACGACCTGGCATACGTCCTCGCTCAGGCACTCGATAAGGCCGCGATCTCCGGCACTGGCGTTAACGATCCCGAGGGCATTCTGCCGGCCATTGCCGAGCATGCTACGGCCGCAACCTCTCTTTCTGATATTGCAGCTGACCTGATTGCCGCTCTTGAGATTGACGACATCACCGGCTCGACTGGCTTCCTAACAAACCCGTCTCTTCTGGCTGCTGTACGCAAGGTCAAGGACACGACCGGGCGCGTTATCCCGGCGTCGGAGATCTTTCATAGCGAGCGCGTGGAATCGAGCAACAACGTACCTGCTGTGACGGCGAAAAACCCGCTCATCTTCGGTGCCTGGTCGAACCTCGTCATTGGCTACTGGTCTGGTGTTGATATCTTGGCTAACCCCTACAGCGACGCCAGCAAGGGCGGTCTGCGCCTGCATGCCTTCCTTGATGCGGACATTGCCATCCGTCATGAAGAAGCCTTTGCATACAAGCTGGTCGCATAATATGGCGACTGTCACGCTGGCAGAGGCCAAATCGCACCTGCGTGTATCGTGGGCTGACGAGGACGCCTACATAACCGGCCTGATTGCAGTCGTGGACAGCGCTTTGGAATGGCAGGGAGTGTCTACGGCCGCTCCCGTGCCTGCCTCTATCAAGCACGCTGCTCTACTCCTGATCGGGCATTTTTATAACAATCGCGAGGCAGTGAGCGCGGAGCGGCTGGCCAATGTGCCAATGGCCTTTGACATGCTCATTGCTCCTTTCCGAGATCTCATCCCTGCAATTCCGGAGGTGACGCCATGACGAAAGAGAGACGGGCCAGTCAAGACCTGGCGGCACGCAATCGGAGGCTCACCGGCTACGCGGCTGTATTCAATCAGACCGCATCGATTGGCGGGGAATTCACGGAGTCGATTGCGCCGGGCGCCTTCCGGGCGGCACTGGCGAGCAATCCGGACATTCTCGCCCTGGTCGATCATGACTCCGGAAAGGTTCTAGCGCGCACAAAGTCGGGCACTCTGCGGCTCTGGGAAGACGAGCGTGGCTTGGCCTATGAAATCGATTTGCCAGATACCACGATTGGCCGTGATCTGATCGCACTGGCTGAGCGTGGCGATCTTGGCGGCGTGTCCTTCGGTTTCACTGTTGCTGATGGCGGGGATGCATGGGCGGGAAGTCACCGCACGCTGAGTGCGGTCAATCTGTTTGAAATTTCCATTGTCCAGAGCTTTCCGGCCTACAGCGCAACAACTGTATCGGCACGAGCAAAGCAGGAGCGCGGCAACGTTGCCCGGCGCTTGAGGATCGCAGAATTAGGAGGCGCTAATGTGGCCATTTAATAAGACTGAAATACGTGCAACTGCGCCTGTCGAGGAGCGGATTGCATCGTCCGATCCCTATCTCGGGCAGTTTCTTGGCGCACGCTGGCAGGGTTCTGCGGACATCGCCCAGGCATCTGGCTTGGCCGTGGCTCACCGGTGCATATCGCTAGTATCGGAGTCGCTAGCGTCGGTTCCGCTCAAACTCTACAAAGACAATGCTGCAGGCGGAGCAGAGCCGGCAACGGAGCATCCGCTCTATGGAGTCCTTATGGACGAAACGGCTCCGGGCGTATCTGCCTTCGATGGCCGTGAATGGCTAGCTCGCTCGATCTTGACGAACGGTGACAGCTTCCACAAGATTGTGCGGAACGGGCGAGGTCAGGTTACTGCGCTGATGCCGATTCTTCCAAGCGACGTTGACGTTGAGCGGCTCAAGTCGGGGCGCCTCCGGTATCGCTGGAATAATCCAATCGGCTCGTCAGAGACGCTTCTTGATCACGAGGTATTGCACGTTCGATACCAAAGCCTTGACGGTATTCGCGGGCGTTCGCCGATCCAAATCGCGGCACAGACGTTCGGCCTTGCCGTCTCGCAGCAGTCGCAAGCGGGTGCTCAGGCTGAGAATTCTTTCCGACCCGCCGGCGCGCTGGTATTTTCGGAGAAGCTGCCGGCACAAAACAAGGAGAGCGTAATGGAGCGCTTCCGTCAAAGGTTCGTCGGAGCGGCCAAGGCGGGCGATGTGATGGTGCTAGACGGCGGGGCCACGTTCCAACAGTTCCAATTCTCGTCAAAGGATGCGGAATTCTTGGAGAGCCGGAAACTGTCAGCGCTCGATATCTGCCGGGTCTATGGCGTCCCGCCCACTGCTGCGGGTATCCTAGATCTCGGCACATACGCGAATACGGAGCAGGAAGGTCGTTCGCTCGTCACTCGGTGCCTGGCTCCTTGGGCTAAGCGGGTCGAAGCTGCAATGAACATTTCGCTGCTGAGCCCAGACGCTCGCAAAGCGGGCTTCTATGTGCGTCATGACCTTTCGGAGCTGCTCCGGGGCGATCTTAAGTCGCAATATGAAGCGTACCGTGTTGGGCGTGACGGTGGATGGCTATCGGCCAATGATATCCGCAGCCTTTTGGACATGTCCAAGATCGACGGCGGGGATACCTATCTGGAGCCGTTGAATATGTCGAGAGCGGGCGAGGATCGTTCTAATGCTTGAAGCGGGGAAGCTCCTGACTCCAATAACGTTCATGTACCGGCCGGACGGTGACGACGGATACGGAAACGCCACGCCTTGGAGTGGCCCTTGGACAGCGCTGTTCACGACTGCGGCGGACAAGCGGACCATTCGCGGCTCGGAGACGGTCATTGGCGCGCGTCTCACAGGCGTGCAAAACGTGGAGTTCTGGACGCGCTATCGTCCGGAATTCACGACGCAGCCAATCACAACGGCATGGCAGATCAAAACGCCGCGCGACGGGTGGAATTGGGACATTCTGCTTATCGAAGTCGATCCCCGGCGCCGGTTCGTAAAGATCACCGCGAAAAGCACGACGTTAGCTTGA